GGTTTTCGCGAAACAAACTGACCGACACTTCACGTCGCAGATCTGAAGTGGCCGAACCCTTCACGCTCGCGCACTTCAAGAGGTGGGCGCGAGAGCTCGTGCTCGACAACGGCAAGGGCTGGCGGCTCGAGAAGTTTCAAAGTGAGTTCGTCGGCGACGTCTTTACGGGCGTGCCCGAGTGCTGGCTGGTCGTGCCCGAGGGCAACGGCAAGAGCACGCTCGTCGCCGGGCTCGCCCTCTACCACGCGCAGCACACGGCCGACGCCTGGGTGCCGGTCGCGGCGAGCTCGAGGGACCAGGCGCGAATCATGTATCGCCAGGCCAAAGGGTTCGTGAGCCGATCGCCGTCGCTGCGCGGCTTTCTGTGCTTCGACGGGTATCGGCGCGTTGACTATCGCGAGCTCGGCTCGCAGATCGAGGTATTCGCCGCCGACGACCGAACGGGCGACGGCATCATCCCGACGTTCTGCGTCGTGGACGAGCTGCACCGGCATCGCTCGCTCGACCTGTACGAGACGTGGCGCGGCAAGCTAGGCAAGCGCGGCGCGCAGATCGTCGCGATCTCGACTGCCGGCGAGCCCGAAAGCGACTTCGAGCTCGTGCGCGAGCGGATTCGTCAGCTCGGCGACGAGGTCGAGCACCGCGACTCGTTCGTGCGTGCCCGCTCCGAGTCGGTCGTGCTGCACGAGTGGGCCGTGCCCGAGGAGGCCGACGTCGAGGATATGGCCGTCGTCGCGAAGGCGAATCCGTTTTCGGGCGTGACCGCGAGGACGCTGCGTAAGAACTTCGACTCGCCGACGATGACGCTGGCGCACTGGCGCCGCTTCAAATGCAACTTGCCGACGCGCTCGGATGACGCCGCGATCACCGAAGTCGAGTGGCAGGCGGCTCTCGGCGCCGAGAGCATCCCGGTCGGCGAGCCGATCTGGCTCGGGCTCGACGTGGCCTGGAAGTGGGACACAACGGCGGCCGTGCCGCTCTGGATTCGCGAGCCGTCGTTCCGCCTGCTCGGCCCGGCGCGCATCCTGACACCGCCGCGCTCTGGCGTCTCGCTCGACCCGGCTCTGGTCGAGGCGATGCTGCTCGAGATCGCCGACGCGAACCCGCTGCATACGGTGGTCATGGACACCTCGAGGGCCGAGCAGCTCGCCGAGTGGATCGGTTCCGAGCTCGGCGCCGCCGTCATAGACCGCCAGCAGACGTCGGCGCTCGCCGCGCAGGATTACGAGCGCTTCATGGAAGCGTTGCGCTGCGGCTGGCTGCGCCACGCGGGCGATGCCGGTCTGCGCCGGCACGCCCTGAACGCGGTTACTCGTCTGCTGCCGGGCGGGCAGGCCAGGTTCGACCGTGCTGACCGCAACCGGGTCGGCGGCGTCTCGAACGACCGCAAAGTGATCGACGCGCTCACGGCGGCGAGCATGGTGCACTCGGTGGCAGCCGCCGAGCTCGGCGAGCCCGATGCGGCACCAGTAGGAGCGTACGCCTAGTGCGCTGGCGGTTCTGGCGACGCGAGCTCGAGCGCTCGGGCTACCCGCTGAGCCTGCAGGGCTTGCTCGAGACGTTCCAGTATCAGGGCTGGACGTACGGCGCCGGGCTCGTGCCGTCGCTGACCGAGAAGGCCGAGCAGATCGGCGACAACTGGGCCGGGTACGTCGGCCAAGCGTTCAAGGGCAACGCGGTCGTGTTCGCATGCATGCAGCGGCGCGCGAGCGTGTTTTCCGAGGCGCGTTTTCAGTGGCGCCAGATGCGCAACGGGCGGCCCGGCGACCTGTTCGGCGATCCCGAGCTCGCCGTGGTCGAGACGCCCTGGCCGAACGGCACGACCGGCGACCTGCTTAGTCGAATGATTCAGGACGTAGACCTCGCCGGAAACTCGTTCACGATCCGCCAGCAGGGTTCGCCGCCGGTGCTGCGTCGTCTGCGGCCTGACCTCGTGGATATCGTCCTCGCCGGCGACTACGTCGGCGACCCATTCGCTCGCATCGTCGGCTACCAATACTGGCCCGAAGGGCGCAACAGCTCGACGCCGCCCGAAGTGTTCGACGTGCGCCAGGTCGCGCACTTCATCGACACGCCCGACCCGGCTGCCCGCTATCGCGGCATGAGCTGGTTGACGCCGATCGTGACCGAGATCATGGCCGACACGCAGGCCACGCGGCACAAGCTGCGGTTTTTCGAGAACGGTGCGACGCCCTCGACGGTGATCTCGCTCGGCGGCGTGCAGACGCAGGAAGCGCTCGACCGCTGGGTGCAGCGGTTCAAGGAGGGAAACGAAGGCACCGACAACGCTTACAAGACGCTTTTCCTCGGCGAAGGTGCCGACGTCAAGGTGGTCGGCGGCGACCTGAGGCAACTCGACTTCAAGCAGACGCAGGGCGCGGGCGAGACGCGCATCGCGGCCGCCGCGGGCGTGCCACCCGTGATCGTCGGCCTGTCCGAGGGCCTGCAGGCGGCTACGTACTCGAACTACGGCCAGGCGCGACGCTCGTTCGCCGACGGCACGCTACGCCCGCTCTGGCGGAAGGCTGCGGCCGCGCTCGAGACGATTCTCGTCGTGCCAGGCGGCGCGCACCTCTGGTACGACGACCGCGATATCGCTTTCTGCCGCGAAGACGTGAAAGACGCGGCCGAGGCAGGCCAGATCGACGCCGCGACGATCGTCTCGCTCGTCAACGGCGGATTTGAGCCGAGGACAGTCATCGACGCCGTCAGCTCGGGCGACAAAAAGCGTCTCAAGCACACCGGCCTCGTCTCGGTGCAGTTGCAGCCGCCCGGTACGACGGCGCCGCCTGCCGCGACGAACGGCAAGGGCAACCCGAACACGGTCCCGACACCCGCTTAGGAGGAGGCGAGCAGTATGGAAACGATCACGGCCGATGCGCCGGCGCCGAGCCCTGCGCTTGACGAGCTCGAGCTCGAGCGCGCCGTCTGGACGACGGCCTATATCAACGACCTTCCTGACTCGTCGTTTCTGTACGTGGCGCCAGGCGGCTCGAAGGACAGCGACGGCAAGACGACACCGCGCTCGCTGCGCTCGTTTCCGTACAAGGACGCGAACGGCTCGGTAGACCTTCCGCACCTGCGGAACGCGCTCTCGAGGATTCCGCAGTCGAACCTGCCCGCCTCGGTCAAGCAGACGCTCACGACGAAGGCGCAGAAGATCCTCGACGGCCAGCGCTCCGAGGACGGGCCGCCGCTCGACGGCCTCGTGCGCGCCGAGCCGGGTGGGCTCGAGCTGCGCGAGGCACCCGGCATCGGCGGCGATCGTGTGCTCGCAGGACACTTCGCCGTCTTCGACCAGTGGACAGAGGTCAACTCGCTTTACGAGGGCCACTTCCTCGAGCAAGTCGCGCCCGGCGCCTTCGCGAAGACGATTCGCGAGAACACGCCGCGCATGAGGGTCCTGTTCGAGCACGGCAAGGATTACGAGCTCGGCTCGAAGCCGCTCGGCGTGATTCGCTCGCTCGAGGAGACGAACGTCGGCGCCGCCTACGAGGTCGCCCTGTTCGACGGAATCCCACCGCTCGTGCTCAACGGGCTACGCCACGGCCAGTACGGGTCGTCTTTTCGGTTCTCGGTGATCAAGCAGCAGCTCGACCGCTCACCCGAGGCGTCCGACTACAACCCTGAGGCGCTGCCAGAGCGCCGCATCACCGAGGCTCGAGTGCACGAGTTTGGCCCGGTGACGTTTCCCGCCTATCCGCAGGCCGACGCTGGCCTGCGGTCACTCACAGACAGGTTTTGGCTGCCAGCGAACCTGCCTGAACTTCTCACCGCTCGAGCCGCAGCACTCACCGCATCCGAGCCGCCCGAGGAGGGCACTCGCGAGCCGGTGGTGAGCCGCAGCACTCGCGCCGCCCGTGACTACCTACGACCACAGGAGGTGCGGCCAGAATGGGCGCTATAACGACTGACTTCAAGGGCGTCGAGGAGCTCCGCGCCCGCCAGAGCGAGATCAAGGCCGAGCTCGAGCGCATCGACAACGAGTATCGCGGCCAGGCACTGCCCGACGAAGATCGCACGTCGTGGAACGAGCTCAATGCGGAGTGGGACGAGCTCGAGGCGCAGGCGAATGAGCTGATCACGCGCGAGAAGCGCATGCTCGAGCTCGCCCGCGATCCGCAGAACCACGACGATCCCGACGACGGGCCGCCGTTCCAGATGCGACGGTCGAGCGCGACGCGCACGGCGGATATCTGGGACCTGACGACGATCCGCTCGGCGGGCGGCCCTGACGAGGTGCGGGCGGAAGTGCACGACCGCTGTCGGCGGGCGATCGAGACGGCGACCTTCCCGCATCCCGCGATTCGGCGCGAGGACGCGCAGGCGCACGTCGAGCGCCTGCTTATGTTCGACAACGCGACCTGCGAGCTCGGCTATCTGATCATGCGCACCGGCTCGCCGACCTATCGGCGTGCGTTCGCCAAGTGGGCGCAGGGTCAGCCGCTCGGTCCCGAGGAGCAACGCGCGTTCGCTCTGAACACGACCGGCATCCCGATCCCGTACGTGCTCGACCCGACCGTGATCCCGGTTAGCAACTCGGTCGTGAACCCGCTTCGCGCGATCTCGAACGTCGAGCAGATCGTCGGCTCGAACGAGTGGCGCGGGACCACGGCGGCCGCGATCACGGCGTCGCGCGTGTCGGAAGCAACCGAGGCGACCGACAACACGCCGACGCTTGCTCAGCCCGCGATCGTGTGCTCGAAGGTGCATGCGTTCGTTCCCTTCTCGATCGAGGCGGGCCAGGACTGGTCGGCGGTCGAGGCGAACATGAGCCGTCTGTTCTCGGATGCGAAGGATGACGAGGAGGCAACCGCCTTCGCAACCGGTAACGGCACGCCGCCCAACCCGTTCGGCGTCCTGACCGGTGCCACCGGCACCACGGCCGCATCGACTGGCCTGACGATCACGGCGGCGAACCTGTATTCGCTCGAGGCGGCACTCGCGCCTCGGTTCCGCCCGCGTGCTCAGTTCGTCGCGAACCGGGCCATGTATAACATCATCCGAGCTCTGGACACCGCTGGCGGCGCTCAGCTCTGGCTGCGCATCGGCGAGCTGATCGGCAACGCGCCAGCGAGCTCGGGCGGAAACGGCAACACCGGGCTACGACTGCTCGGCTACGCCGTGAACGAGCTCTCGACCATGAGCGCGACGGTCGTCAACGGCACAAAGATCATGCTGCTCGGCGACTTCTCAATGTTCAAGATCATCGACCGGGTCGGCATGACGGTCGAGCTCGTGCCGCATATCTTCGGCGCGACCAACCGCTACCCGATCGGGCAGCGCGGCCTCTACGCCTACTGGCGGAACGGGTCGAAGGTCATCGACGCGGTCGGATTCCGCGCGCTGACCGGCACCACCTAGACGACCGAATCCTCGGCGAGGCGGGCCGGGTCGGATGCCCGGCTCGAGCCCGTCCTCGCCGTGGAAAGGAGGACACGAGCATGGCTGGCAAACGTCGAGCAGCAGCGCCGACGACGGGCTACGTTCGAGCTCGCGAGGCCTTCGGCTGCGAGTACGAGGGCGAGCTAATCACCGTCGCCGCCGGCGAGATCATCCCAGAGGGCCACCCGGTCACGAAGGGCCGTGAGGCTCTGTTCGAGCCGGTCACGCACTTCGGTCGCTGGGACAAACCAGAGGAGAAGGTCGAGCCCGAGGTCGAGCCCGAGGTCGAGGTCGAGCAGGCGACGGCGGCGCCGGGTGAGAAGCGCGGCGAGAAGTGACCGAGATCGTTCTGCGGCCGCGCTTCGACCTGCAAGCGACCGTTCACTGTGTGCACGACCGCGAGAAGCGTGTCGTCACGACCGAGCGCGACGTCGCCGAGCTCGGTCTGCGCGTCGGCCAGGTCTACGACGCGCGCATACACCGACTCATGCTCTGCGCCTGCTGCGACAACCTGTTCGTAGACGTGACCGGGCACCCGCGGTATTGCTCGGTCTGCCTCGGCCGACAGGTGCACGTGCTCGGCGGGCCGCTACCCGAACCGAGAGGCGAGGTTTAGCTATGGCGACTGAACCCACTGTGTACGAGTGCCCGAGCACGCAGTGCGCGCTCGGCACCGTCGGCGAGCCGGGCTACTTCACAAGCGGCGCGACGCTCGAGCAGGCCGTGATGCTGACCGGTAAACCGACGGACGAGCTGAACGAAGGCACCGACTACGGCGAAGGCGTCTGCCCGAACTGTGGCACGCTTGGGACGGCGGTGCCCTAATGGCCGCGATCTTTCCAGACGACGGGCTCGACGTCCTGCTCGGCCAGTGGCCGAAGAACGACACGCGCGAGACGACGGCGAACCTGTGCCTGTTTACCTCGCAGACGGCCTCGACCGTTCAAGGGCACACGGGCAACTTGGCCGGTCTGACCGAGACGACGTATACCTCGTACGCTCGGCAGTCGCTCGCGACGGCGACCTGGGGCGCGCTCGCTGAGTACCCGACGAACGCTGGTCGGCAGACGGTCTACAACTCGGGCACGCCTGTCACGTTTCCGACCGTTGGCGCGACGGGCGCGACGATCAACGGCGCATTTTTGACGAACGGCGCGAATACGAAGCTGATCGCGCAGGCGAACTTCTCCGACCTTACGGCGGTCACGCTCGCAACGAACGACGTGCTCAAGGTCACGCCGACGGTAGCGCTCACGCACTAGATGGCCGCGACGCTGACAGCGGTTCGGCACGACGCCCGGCACGCGGCGGCCGTCTCCTACAACGTGACCATAACGGCGCCTGCGAGCGGCGCCGTGCTCACGGTCACGGTGGGAATCAACTCGGGCACTGGCGCTCGCTCGCTCTCGTCGGTCACAGACAACGTCGGCAACACGTACACACCTCGAGCGAGTCACGCGGCGAGCTCGACCGTGAACGGCGTCTACATTCTGGAATCGACGCTCGGCGCCGGTCTGCCGACGACGCTGACGATCACCTTCAATAACAGCGTGGCCTCGCACTGCAAGGTCGCAGAGTGGGCCGGGCTCGACACTACGACGCCGTTCACCGCGGGCGAGACGCAGAACGCGGCGCAGGCGGCAGGCACGACGGTCAGCACGCCGACGCTCTCGGTCGCCGCCGCGGGCAAGTTAATCCTCGCCGCCTACGCCATGAACACGGCCGAGGCGTCGTTCACGCCCGACGCGAACTACACCCAGCTCGGCGCGCCCGCGAACGTTGGCAACTGCGAGCAGGTCAGTCAGTACCGACTTTCGGGCACGACCAGCGAGGCGCCGGGCGGCACGGTCCCGAGTGCGCTGACGACGGCGGCATGGGGCGCGATCGTCGCCTACAACGTCGCTGCCGGCGGGACGACCTACTCGAAGTCGGCGACGTTCGCAGCGGGTTCGGAGTTCATCGCCGACGACGTCGCCGAGCACACGCGCTCTATGACTGCACCGGCGGGCAGCGTCTTCGGCGTCGCCGATATCGCCGAGCACACTCGAGCGGCGACGGCGACGGCGGGCGCGACCCTGCTGGCGCCCGATATCGCCGAGCACACTCGGCTCGCGACGCTAACCGCTGGCACGTGGTTCATCGCCGACGAGACAAAGGTCACGGGCGGTGGCACGACCTACTCGAAGGCCACTACGTTCGCCGCGGGCTCAAAGTTCGTTGTCACCGATATCGCCGAGCACACGCGCTCGGCCACTGCGGCAGCGGGCGCCACCAGCGTCGCCGTCAAGGCGGCTACGCGCACCCGTACGGCCACAATCGCCGCGGGCACGATCGCGACGCTCACACGCACTTACACCGCCTCACGGCTCGCCACGATGGCCGCTGGCACGTTCGCCGGCATGACGGCGAGCACGCTCGAGCCACCGCCCTACCTCGAGGGCGAGCCGGGCGGTGGACGACCCGACGGCGATGCCGGTGGTCGCGGGCTCGAGGGCGTGCAGGTAGGGCGGGCGTCATGAACACGATGCTGCTCAAGAACACGCAGAACGAGATCAGCGTCGTGTTCTCGGCTGGATACGCAGATGGCGCCGTCACGGTCACGATCACGAAGGCCGACGGCACGGTGCTCGTCACGGCCACGGCGACGCGCGATAACACCGTCGCGGGCCGCTACACCTATGGCCTGGCGCCGCAGCCCGACGTCATCGCGGCGACCGTGCGCTGGGCGGGCGCCTGGGGCGGCGTCGCTCAGTCGCTCGACTTTCCGCTCGAGGTCGTCGGCGCGCACCTGTTCACGATCGCCGAGGCGCGAGCGTTCGGCGACAAGGCGCTACAGAGCTCGAGCACGTACCCAGACGCGGCGATCATCGACGCACGCGAGCGGATTACCGACTGGTTCCAGGCGATCTGCTCGGTCGCGTTCGTGCCGAGGTATGGGCGCGTCGTGCTCGACGGCTCGGGCACGTGCTCGCTCTGGCTGCCGCACAGTGCCGTCACGCGCGTGTTCTCGGTCACAGAGAACGGCGTCGCGCTCAACCTGTCCGACGTCTACGTTTACTCGGTCGGACGGCTCGAGCGACGCACGAGCTGGTTTCGCGAATACCAGAACATCGTCGCCGCATACGAGCACGGGTTCTCGGCGCCGCCCGACGACATTACGCGCGCCGCGCTCATGGTCGCGCGCTACGACCTGACCTCGAACCAGCTCGCCGATCGTTTTATCAGCTTTCAGAACGACCTCGGCGTTATCCGCCAGGCCGTGCCCGGCGCGAAGTACCCGACCGGCATCCCGATCGTTGACGCCGTGCTGGCCCGCTACTCGCGCTCGATGCCACTGCAACCGCTCACGAAGGCGGTTTACTAGGTGCCGCTTGACCTCGCAGAGCTCCGCGCAGGTCTGGCCGCGAATGTCGGCGCGATCGTCGGCCTGGCCGTCTCGCCCTACTACGACGCCACGGCGAACAGCGTGCCGCCGTTCGGCATCGTCCGACCGAACCCAGAAGTGCTGATCGACTACCACGCGGCCATGCAGGACGGCCTCGAGATCGCACACATGCTGGTCGAGGTCTACGCGGGCGCCGTCGGTCAGAACGGCGACGTGACGGCGCAGCAGTTGCTCGATCAGTACGTCGCCTCGAGCGGCCCGAGCTCGGTACGCGAGGCGATCGAGTCAGACCGGCAGCTCGCCGGCGCATGCCAGGACCTGATCGTTACGGCGTGCCGCAGTTACACCGAGTACCCGCGCCCTGACGGCGCGACTCTCGTCGGCGCCCAGTGGGCGATCGACGTCTACGCCTAGCCCGATGAACGACCAAGCCTCTACAGGGCGGCGCCTGCCTGCCCGGAAAGGACGGTAAGCATGGCGACGCTCACCACGCAGGTCGTCAACCGAGCGGGAACGATTCCAACCTACGGCGCTGCCACTGGCGGCGGCGACGCTATGTCGTGCAGCGACGACTCGTTTCTGCACGTCAAGAACGGCGGCGGCTCGGCGATCACGGTCACGCTCGCGATTCCCGCGGGCGCGTCTGGATACCCGAATGTCGCTTATACGAACACGATCGTGTCGGTCGGCAACGGCTCCGAGAAAATGATCGGCCCGATTAAGGCGGCTATCTACGCCGACCCGGTGACAGGCCTCTGCACGATCACGTATTCGGCCGTGACCTCGGTCACGGTCGCCTCTGTGCAGGTGCTCGAGCCCTAGCGCGAGCTCGAGCTCGAGCTCGCGAACCACCGCAGCCCGAAAGGGGGTTTTCGCATGCCGAAGTTCACGAAGGGCGCCGACGCGCCCGAGCACTTCTATCCCGACGTCGAGATCGGCGACGAAGTCGAAATCGACTTCGCGACCGCCTATCCCGATCGCGACGCGGGCGACGTCGAGACGGCACTCACGGCGGCTGGCTGGGTCGAGCCCGCCACGAAGGCCGCCGCAACCACGAGCAAAGGGAAGGGGGCGTAAGCCATGGCGATCACTGTGCTGACGCAGTGCATGGTTCTTATCGGCGGCACAGACCTATCAGATCACGCCGCAAAGGTGACGATCGAGGACAACCGCGATTCGGTGGACATTACCGCGTTCGGTGCGACAAATAAGGCCGTCACAAAAGGTCTAGGCGATGCGAAAATCACTGTGGATTTCTTTCAGGATTTCGCCGCTGCAAAGGTTCACGCAGTATTGCAGCCGCTTATCGGGTCGTCTACGACCACCTCCGTCGAAATTCGACCGACAAGTGCCGCGCGATCCACCACGAACCCGGCCGCGCTTATGCAGGGCCTGCTCATGAACTACAACATGCTCGACGGCTCGGTGGGAGAGGCCTCGAAGATTACGGCCGAATTCCAGAACGGGTCGCAGACCGGCATGACCTACCCGACGTCGTAGCGTGCCGATCGGCGCGGGAGCGATCGAGGTGCGCGGCCTGCTCGAGCTGCAGCGAGCGTTTCAGCTCGTCTCGGCCGAGACAGGCCGCGATCTCGCCGGCGAGCTCAGAAAAGCGGGCGAGCCGGTTCGGCTCAAGGCCGAGGATCTCGCCGTCGGCAACATTCGGAACATCGGCAACCGCTGGTCGCGCATGCGCATCGGCGGCACCTCGAGGACGGTCTACGTGGCGCCCGCGTCTCGACGCGCGGGTGGCTCGCCACGGCCGAACCTGGCGCCGCTGCTCATGACGAGGTCGATGGAACCAGCGCTAGCAGCAGAAGGCCCGCAAGTCGAGGCACGGCTCGAGGCCATGCTCGACCGCATCGGCGCGGCCGCTGGATTCTGAGAGGAGAAAGCGAAGGTGGGAAAACTGACGATTGAAGGGCTGCCAGGGCTCGACGGCGAGTACGACGTCGTTCAACCGCCCTTCATGCAGAAAGAGTGGCACGAGATCAAGGTGCGGACAGGTCTACGTCCGGCAGAGTTCGAGGAGGCGGCCGAGAAACTCGACACGGACATTATGGTTGCCGTCGCCTGGGTGTCACTCACACGCGCCGGGCACCATCCGAAACGCGTATGGGAGCTCCTATGGGAGAGCGACCCGCTCGAGTGCCTGCGCTTCGACTTCACTGACGACGAGGCCGATGCGAGCCCTCCTCTCGAGGAGGAGGCCACGCTGAGGCCTGGGCCGACCGTCTCGCCCGCCGTCGGCGTCGAGAGCGACGTCAGTTCTGGCGCGAGTACGAAGCCGCTTTCGGACCCGGCGGCGAACTTCCAGCGTCGTACTGGAACCCTCGACTAGGTCACTTCTATCCCGCGCTATCGCCCTCTGAGCTCGGCGAGCTGACGCCGAACCAGATGAAAGCCGCGTGGGACGCAATACCTGACTGACCCATGGCCCGAAAACTTCAAGTCGTCATTGTCGGCGACACTCGCTCGTTCGAGGCGTCGCTGCGGCGCGCAAGCGGTGCCACGCGCGGATTCGGCTCGAGCATGAGCACGGCGGGCCGACTCGCGCGCACGGCCGGGCTCGCCGTCACGGCCGGGTTCGCCGTCGGCATCACGAAGGCGATCAGCGCCGCCGGTGACTTCGAGCAATCGCTGAACGTCTTTCAGTCGGTCACGAAGGCGAGCGGGAAACAGATGGCCGAAGTCTCGGGCCTGGCGAAGGACCTCGGCAACGATCTGTCGCTGCCGGCGACGTCGGCGAAGGATGCCGCCGACGCTATGACTGAGCTCGCGAAGGGCGGGCTCGACGTCACGCAGACGATGGCCGCCGCGAAAGGCGTGCTGCAACTGTCGGCGGCCGCGCAGATCGACAACGCTGAGGCAGCGACGATCACCGCTCGAGCTCTGAAGGCGTTTCACCTCGAGGGCAGCGAGGCGTCGCGCGTCGCCGACGTGTTCGCGAACGCGGCCAACGCCTCGACGGGCGAGATAACCGACTTCGCGCTCGGCCTGCAGCAGAGCTCGGCCGTCGCCTCGCAGTGGGGCTTGACGATCAACGACACGACGGCCGCGCTTATGGAAATGGCCGACGCGGGCGTGGTCGGCGCCGACGCGGGCACGTCGCTTAAGACGTTCCTACAGTCGCTCACGCCGACGTCGAAAAAGGCCACGGCGGCGATGCGCGAGCTGAACGTGCACGTGTTCGACCAGCAGGGCAAGTTCGTCGGCCTGCGCTCGGTCGTCGGCCAGTTTCAGCAGGGGCTCAAAGGTCTGTCGCAGGAGCAGCAGACGGTCGCGCTCAAGACGATTTTCGGCTCGGATGCGATCCGCGCCGCGAACATTCTCTTTAGGGGCGGCGTCACCGCACTCGATTCCTACGTCGCCAGCACGAAACGCCAGGGCGCGGCATCCGACCTGGCGGCGGCGAAAATGAAGGGTTTTAAGGGCGCCCTCGAGGGGTTCAAGTCAACGCTCGAGACGCTCGAGATCACGGTCGGCACGCCGCTACTCAAGATCGCCACGGGCGTCGTGCGCGGCCTCAGTGCGGCCGTGCAGGCGCTGACACCGTTCCTTACGCAGGTCATGAACGGCGTCGCGAGCGCGCTCTCACAGGCGGCGGGCTACATACAGGCGCACTGGGAACAGATCAGGTCGGCGGGCGTCGAAGTGTTCGACCAGCTCAAGACGGTCGTCACCGGGTTCGCGAACTTCATCCGCAGCGACTTCGGCCAGAAGATCGCCGCCGGTGCTATCGCCGTGTTCACGTTCGTAAAGGCCGTGACCGCGATCAAGGCGGCCGTCACGATCGCGAACGCGGCACTGACCGCGCTCCGCACGAACCCGATCTTTCTCGTGCTCGGCGCCGTCTCGTTCGCCGTCGGCGTGTTCGCGCAGGACTGGCTGCGCTCGAAATTCGCCGTCGATCAGTTCGCCGCCTCGGCCACTGCTGCGAGCACGGCGCTTAACGCGCTCAAAGGCAGCATGGACAGGATCACGCAGTCGCACCTCGACCTGCACCAGGCGCAACTGAACGTCGCCACGGCACAGATCGCGCTCGTCCAGGCGACTAGGACCTGGCACCAGATCATCGCCGAGGGCAAGACGAAGACGGCCGAGGGCCAGCAGGCATACCTCGGCCTTCGGCAGGCACTGCTCGGCGTCAAGCAGGCGCAGGAGCAGGTCAAGACGGCGACGAAGGGCGCGCACGACGCCGAGTCGGCGCACAGGGCCGAGGTGACTCACCTGGCGACCGTGTTCACGCAGGCGCGCGATAAGGCCTGGCTGCTCTCGGGCGCGCTGCAGAATAACGAGGTCAGCTCGAGCAAGGCTCGGCAGGAGTTCGCCAAGCTGCACGACGGCGTCGTGGCGCAGATACCCCAGCTCGAGAAGCAGGCGAAGGCACTCGAGAAGCAAGACCCGGCCGCCGCTCGAGCAGCAGCGGGCGCTGCGAACTACGGCCGGAAGCTCGAGGCGATCCTGCGCGTGGCGACGACGGCGCCGCAGAAGTTCGGCCCGCTGCTCGACAAACTTATGGAGATCGCGCCGAAGGGCACGCTCGCCGGCGAGAAGGCGCACCAGGGATTCCTCAAGGGCGTCGGCAAGATGGTCGGCGACGCGGGCAGGTCAACGAGCGGCGCCGTTCGAGCGGCGGCCAGCGCGGTCGGCCCGGCGCACGCCGTCGGCGTCAGCATCGGCGCGAGCCTCGCCGCTGGCATGCACTCGCAGATCGGCGCCGTCGCAGCCGAGGCGGCCGCGCTCGGTCGTGCCGCCGAGGTGCACGTGCGCGCAGCGACGCAGGTGCACTCGTATTCGCCGCTGTTCGGGCAGATCGGCCAGTGGATCAGCAAGAGCATTTCGATCGGTATGGTCGCGATGGCGCCGCTGATCAGCGCGGCGGCGAAGGTGCTCGGCCGAGGCGTGACAGATAACATCGTGGCCGGGCTCAAGGAGAAGCAGCAGACGCCTCGGCAGCAGATGGCGGCGACGCTCCAGGCGGCCGTCGCCTCTCGAGCCGATATCGAGGCGGCCGCGAAGGCGCTCGGCCGCAAGCAGGCGCAGAACATTGCCGCGGGCATCCTCGGCTATCAGCCGACGCTGCGAGCTCAGATTCACCAGCAGCTAACGCAGGCCGTGCGCGACGCGATCGTCGCAGCCGCGCAGGCGGTCGAGTCGGCGAAGGGCACGCTTGCGTCGGCGTACTCGTCGCTCGCCTCGGCGGCGCTCTCGGCCTTCGACGCCGTGCATGCGGGCTGGGTGCCGCCCGCGCAGACGATCCTCGACAAGCTGGCGCTCGACAAGCAGATCGCCGACGTCACGGCCGCCGTCGGTCCCGGCGTCATGGATCTCTACAACCAGATCGGTGCGGCGCTCGCAGCGGGTAACTCGACGCTCGCTGACAAGCTGACCACCGACCTCGCCGGGCAGGTCGCCGGGCAGATCGCGAGCGCGCAGTCAGACCTCGCCGCCGCGCAGGCAGCCGCCGCAGCAGCGCCAGACGACAAGGAAGCGCAGGACCGGCTCACGGCCGCACAGGCTCGGCTCGACGCCCTGCTGCAGGCGCAGCAGACGATCCTCGGCCTGATCGCCGGCGCCGAGCAGAAGGCGCACGACGCGGCCATGAAGCAGCAGAAGGACAACCTCGAGAAGCAACTCGACGCGCTCGAGACGCAACTGAAAAACGCGAAGACGCCCGAGGCGGTCGCGAAGATCATGACGAAGATCAAGACGCTGCTCGCTAAGAACGGGCTCACGCTCTCGGCCGTGCTCGGCGTCGAAGATTTCGACGCTGCCAAGGCTCTGTTCGACCAGATACCGGCCGTCGAGAAGGCGGCGAAGGCGCTGGTCGAGGCGATAAAAAAGCAGCTCAAGATCAAGGCCACGCTCACGATCACGTTCGACAACGCGAACCCTGGCGCGAGCGCGAAGGGCCCTGGTCTGGCCTCTGGCGGATTCCTGCCAGGCCCGACGACGCAGGGCATCCCGATCATGGCGCACGGAAACGAGTTCGTGCTGAACGCTCGAGCGACGCGCAAGCTGGGTCTGCCCGCGCTGTTCCATATGAACCGCACGGGCAAGTTGCCCGGGTTCGATGAGGGCGGCATGGTCGGCGACAGCGACTACGCCGACGCTCTGCGCAAGGCGCACGGCAAGTGGACGAGCCCGCGCCACTGGGCGCCCGGCGAATACGACTACGGCTCGAAGCTGATCGGCTACCTACAACAGACATACGGCGACCCGCTGCACTTCGAGGACGCGCCGTATCAGGCGCTCTGGGCGCTGCGGAATCGAGCTCTGCCCGACCCGCTCGGCCGACCACCGCACTCGATTTCAGATGCCACCTGGGGACAAATCTGGTACGACTTCCCTGGCGGGTCGTGGCCGATCCCTGCGCTCGCCGGCGGCGGCCGAATCCTCGCCGACGGCCTCTACTACGGCCACCGCGGCGAGACGATCACGCCCGCTCGAGCAGGCACTGCCGAGCACACGACGGTCGTGTACGTGATGCTCGATCGAGACGTGCTCGTGCGCCACGTGACCAGGGGCATGCAGCGCAACGGCAACCGAGGCCGACCTGGGATCACGAGGCCCGATCTCGGCTAATGGCGTCGCAACAGCCGCTGCCCGGTGCGGCCTACGTCAAGCTAGAACTCGACCTGTCGTCGTCAGCATGGAACACGACCACGCCGACGTACACCGACGTGACCGACGATCTGCGCTGGGCCGATCGTCTGACTTGGGAACGCGGCCGCGATGCCGAATGGGACGCGATCACGGCGGGCACGTTCGGCGGCGCCCTGAACAACCGCGCACGCTCATACGACCCGGCCTCAAACGCCAGCATCGTCGGCCGCCGACCCGCGCGGATCACCTGCTACTACCCGAACCCGTCTTCGACCGCTTACGTACAGATGGTCGGCCTGGCCGAATCGTTCGAGCCGAAGTATCCCGCCGTTGGCCTCGACTCGGTCACGTCGTTCGAGGGCGTTGACCAGTTGACGACTCTCTACCTGTCGAAGATCGCGTCGGCGCCGATCCTGGGAACCACTGCGCAGGCGGCACTCGCCGCGCTCGCGAACATCGCAGGCATCCCGGTCGCGCAACAGTCGTTCGCCGTCGGTACGTGGGCGATCACGGGCGGCACGTTCGAGCAGACCGACGTCGGCTCGGCTATGCAGATGATCGCGAACAGCCAGGTGCAGATGCTCTTTTCGAGCAAGAGCGGCGTGCTCACGACGCTGAGCCCATTCCAGTCGAATCCACCTGTGGCGACGTTCGGCGACGGCGGCGGCGCAGAGCTCAAGTACGCCGACATAAAGGGCGGCGTCGGCGGCTCGGGCACGTACACCGTCGTAACGCTGCACCAGTCTGGCAAGGAGGACAGCGGGACCTCGCTCACTGCGCCTGCGACCGTGAACACGTCGGCGGCCGACGTCACGAAGTTCGGTCGCATCGTGCTCGATCTGAGCTGCTGTCCGACGCAGTTCTACTCGACGGCGGCGGCGAGCTGGGCCGCTCGAGTCGCCACGCCCGGCACGTACTGGTTCCGCGAGCTCGTCATCCGACCGATGGCCGACCCGGCGAACCTATTTCCGATCGTGCTCGGCGCCGAGATCGGCCAGCGCTACACACTCGTTCGACGCCCGCTCGGCGGCGGCTCGGCGATCACGCAGACCAGCGTGCTGCGCTCGATCCGACATGAGGTTGGCGGCGGCGACTGGGTCGTGACCTGGGGATTCGCCTACCGATGAGCCCTGACGTCCTTACCCGAACAGGCGTCATCCGCGACGCGGCCGTGACGCCGCAGGCGACGCCGACAAACACGGTCAACGTCGCGCCCGGGAACGCCATGGCCGCGAACGCAGCGGGCGACGTCGGCGCCGTGACGCTCACGATCGCAGACGCGCACGCGACGCTAGATCGTATGGACGTGGTCGTGTTCAACCCGGCCACGAGCTCGGCCGTCGTTCTACAGGGCACGCCCGGCGACCCTGGCACGGTCCTTCCGCCCGACACGACCGGCTACACACCGCTCGCCTTTATCGAGGTCTACTCGCGCCAGCATCCCGCCTACTCGGGCGCGATCACGGCCGAAGCGATCATCGACGCGCGCAACCTGCTCGACCCGACGGCGCCGGCGAACACGATGGCGTACACCTGGGACAGTGGCAGCACCGCGTCGGGCGATCCCGGCGCGGGCAAGTTTCGATCGAACAGCGTGAGCACCTTCTCGGCGATCACGCACCTGTATGTCAGCTACACCTCGCCGTCCTGGCCGTTCGTCACGGCGAAGTGGTCGAAGCTAGACGAGTGGTTTAACCCGCTCGTCGGCTCGGCGTATTACCTGCGCGTCTGGTCGCGGCAGGCGCCGAATAAGTTTGCGCTGTTCCAGGTCGCGGCGCTTACCGATAACACGACTTACGCCGATCTGACCGTCGTGCCCGTGTCGCGCACGCTCGAGGACGCAGGACCTGTCAGCGGCGGCCCGCCGTGGTCAACCGACCCGGCCGACTGCATTTTCGAGCTCTGGGGCGCCGTCGCGCCAGCCGTCTACGTGCCCGACTGGACGGTGATTCGCAAGACGGCCGACACGTCGCGCCAGAGCACGACGACGCCCACCGACGACCCTGACCTGCAGTTCGCGATGGCGGCCGGGAAGGTCTACGCCGTTCGTGGCTGCATCCGATGGGACACGAATAACGCGTCGGCGTCTATGAAGTGGACGCACAACGGGCCGACCTCGCCGACCCGCGTCGGCATCGCCTCGCTGAGCAATCCCGAAGGCGGCTCGACGGTCGGTCACTCGGTCTGGTCCTCGTACGGCAACACGAGCACCGACGCCAGCGCGACCGGCAACCTCGCCGGAATCATCCTGTTCGACGCGATCATCGAGAACGGCGTGAACGCGGGCACGTTCGCCTTTCAGTGGTCGCAAGGTACGAGCATCGCGACGCCGCTCGTCGTTCGCCGAGGCTCATTCATCGAATACATGGTCGTCGTCTAAGACGGCGGCTCGAAAGGGGGGCTCGACCATGGCCGAGAGGTCGCTCGTCTACGTGCACCCGAAAGACGCGCGGAGCTCCGTCTTGGGCGGCGTGCCGAAGGGCATGCACCCGACCGCAGGGCTCGCGCACAACTGGGCCTATGACTACATGGCGCCGGGCGGGACGCTCGTGCTCGCCGTCGAGAAGGGCAAGGTCTGGCGCCTGTCCGGCCACGATCCCGATGACGGCGTTATCGGCGCCTCGGTCTATGGATTCAACACGTACCTCATGACGCCCGACGGGCTCATCTATTTCTACACACACCAGGGAAAGCGATTTGTCGAGCTCGGCCAAGCCGTGCGCAAAGGCCAGGTGATCGGTGAAGTCGGAACGTGGCCGCACGATCCCGGCCGCTCGCACACGCACCTCGGCGTCACGCACCCGATGGGGATGAAGGCGTCGAAGGTCGCCGCCACGAAGACTGCTCAAGCGCCGCACGTCAAGGGCTACGTCCCGCCGAAGTGATGCCGCGCTCGGATCGTGACCGCGTTTTTTTCACGTTCGGCGTCATCGTCGTCGTCGCGCTTGTCTGCTTTACGGTGCTGGCTGCGCTCGGCGCAGCAGGGCTCGACACGATGCGCGACGTCCTGCTCGGCCTGGTCGCCGGGCTCACGGGCGGCTACGCCATAACCCGGCGCGCTGCCAACGGCAACGGAAACGGAACGCCGAAGTGACGTCCGTCTGGCAGCAGCTCGGCGGCCTCGTCTACACCGGGCGCGATCTGAGCCGAGAGCAGGTCGAGAAGTTCAAGGCCGTCGGCGGGCGCTGGGTCGCGCCATGGCTTTACCAGGATGACGCCGTCGCCGGCGAGAACAGGCGGCTGCTCGGCCTGTGGCACTCCTGGGGCGTGGCCGTCGGCGGCTGCATGAACTGCACGGGCGGCAGCCCGGCCGACGACGCGCGCAACATCGCGCAGCTTGCTACCGAGCTCGAGCTCGCCGTCGTGATTCTCGACCTCGAGAGCCCGTATCAGTATCCCGAGGGCGACTCGACGCTCATGCCCGAACTCGTCCGAGCCCTACGCGCCCGGCTGCCGAAGGTCGAGCTCTGCGTGAGCACGAACGGCCTGAACGACGCCTCGATCTGGAACGGGCGCACGCTCAAGCCGCCGCGCTCGTTCTACGACCTCGGCGTGCGCGTGTCGCCGCAGTGGTACAACGCTCCGCGCTACGCGGGCTCGTGCTGGGCTGACCCGGTCTGCAATATGCGGTGGCTCAAGGAGCACGGGCATACCGACCCGAATTTTCGGGACCCTGACCAGCGCTACAAACGCGGCGTGCCGCTCTCGTTCGTGCACCCATCGGTCGAGCCGACGGGCGTCGAGGGTGCCGAGCTCGCAGGCGAGCTCGCGCACGTCTGGGAAGCGAGGCAGTACGGATTTACGACCGGGCTCAACCTGTACGCGCTCGAGCGCACACCCGACGCCGACTGGCCGCTGCTCGAGCGGTGGCGCGGCCGCCTCTGGCTCTGAATCGCCCGCAAAGTGCACAACATTCGTACAACGTGTGAACCGGCCGTGAACTGCGAGTGAATCGTTTTTCGGCGTAGGGGGTACGAACACCTCTACGTTCCCCTGAGTGACGCCCTCGATTGAGCCGCAGCCGCACGAGAGGCGGGCAGCAGTTGCCGCTCTCCTGCGGCGTGCGCGCGAACGCCTCGCCCTGACCGAGGCGCAGGTCGCCGACCGCGTGGGCGTCACCCGAGAGTCAGTCGCGCACTGGGAAGCCGGGCGCAAGTTGCCGAAGGCGTCGCAGATCAGGACGGCCGACGGCGCGCCCGGCCCTCTCGCCGTCGCGCTCGAGCTCGACTGGCAGCAGCTCGCGAACGCTCGAGCTCGCGACGCCGAGCGTCGCCGGCAGGCGCGGATTCTGGGCGTCGAGGCCGTCGCGCTGCTCG